CATGCGGCGTTGAACGATTGCCCGGTCGCGCTTGTGGCGATATTCTGCCAGCGTTTCCATTAGCGGCGATTCTTGCGATAGCGGTGGGGATACTGGCGGCGCAAGTTTGCGTCGTCGTGCAGCGCCAGCATCGACAAGGCGGGCAGGCAAAGCCCGCACATAGCAAGGGCGTTAAAGAGCATCTGGGTGACGGTCCGGGCCTCAGGGGCGAGCGGGGTTAGGTCAATGTTCGCTGTCATGTAGAAAGCACCATAACCAGCTAAAAGGCCGAGGGCCATAAGGGTTGCAGAAAGAAAACGCATGGTCTGTCTCCGTTGTTTGTGATTCGGGTCTAAGGTGATTCGCTGATTCGGTCAAGCACTTTTTCCAGCTAATTGGTTAACTAATTCGGCTGATCTGTTAACCTTAACACTGGGTTAAGGCCAAAAGAAAAGGGGCCGAAGCCCCTCCCCTTATGCTGCCCGGTAGTGTTGCAGGCGAGTGATCCGAAGCCCCTGCTGTCCCGAGCGATCCAGCGACTTACGCCAGCCAGCAAACTCTTCGCTTGTGATGTTGTGCAGGCTGCAAACGTCTTCGAGGGTGGTGGTGCCGTTGTCCACATCGGCGATGATGGCGGCTTTGCGCTTTGCGGTGTAGCGAGCGGTGGTCTTGATCTTGATCTTCATTGTGTGTCTCCGTTGCTGTTGATTCGTTTCTAGGATGGTTAACTGATTCGGTCAAGCACTTTTTCCACTTTATTCTTAATTCGCGTTAACCTTAACAAATTCATCAATTCCGTTAAGGAATTAGCGCTTTCGCGCCAATCCCCTCGCGGTCAGGGCTGCTGCCAGCCGAGTCCAGTCGTCAACGGTGTTGTGCCAAGGGCCGATGTTGAGAGCCCGAATCATGTTGTTGAAAGGCACGGTGCCGACTTGGCGGACGTAGTTTGCGGCTTGGCGATCAATTTCCTCCTCCGAGGCTCCAGCCGCGATTGCCTTGGCGATGGCATCTTTCTTGCTGATCATGCCGCGATCTCCACGATGATGAACGTGACGGGCCCAGCATAGGCCACGGAAAGGATTTCTTCGCCTTCCACTGCCAGCACGTTTGCGGCGATGAAAGCGGCGTTGATGTGATTGGCTTCGACCTTGTAGGTCCGCAGGGTGGTCTTGACTTCGAACATAGCCTGTCTCCTGTGTGAGTTACCGGGCGAGCCTTGCTGCTGCTCTGCCAGTCAGTAGGTGCCGCCCGGTGATTCGGGTCTAGGGCGATTCGCTGATTCGTGCAAGAACTTTTTCCACTTCAATTTCACTTTGATGGTTAACAACTTCGCCCGATCGGTTAACCTTAACGTGGGGTTACCGGGCAAAAAGAGAGGGGCCGAAGCCCCTCATTTCCAGCGCGGATGCGATCCGGGATCGACTCCAAGTTCTTCCATGATGAGGCGGCGAATCCTGCTGTGTTCCGCATTCATCACCATGGAAAAATGAACGCCTGACACGTCGTCGCAGTCCCTGCCGCCGCGTAACGCTATTGCAATGTGATCAAGCCCCTTGAGAGCCCACCAGAGATGCATAAGAGCATCTTCCATGTCGAAGGGGTCCGACTTCTCTCCGGTCTCTTTCTCGCGCTCTTTGAGGCGACAGAATTGCGAAGCGGCTATGCCGATGATGCGAGCAGCAAAGGGCTCGATCTGGGCCGAGTCGAAAGTCACGGGGCGGATGCGGTCGCTCATGCTGCCATGCTCCAGCGGTCGCGCTCATACAGACGGGCGATTTCCTCAGCGCCCGAGCGGGTCGAGTCGCATCCGAGCCAATCACCACAGAAGCGGGCAACCCATTGCTGCGTCGCACGTCCGCACCATTCGAGGCGCACGCTATAGCGGGAGTCGAGGGTGTTGCGAGCGCGGCTCATGCCGCCACTCCCCGATGCTTGGGGTTGCGGCGGAAAGAGCCCTTGCCTTTACGAGCGCGAACCTTGCGAGGGGCGAGGTGAGCGCTGGCGAGCGAGGCGGCAATGGGATTCTTGCGGATGTTTTGCATGATCTGTCTCCGATTGATGATTCGTTTTCGCACGAGTCACCGATTCGGTCAAGCACTTTTTCCACTTTGATAGTTAACCCCAAACGTCAATTTGTTAACCATATTCGTTAAGGTTAACAAATTTCACCGGGCAAAAAGAAAGAGGGGCCGAAGCCCCTCCCCTCAAACCTTGGCCTTAGCGCGCTGGCGCGCTTGCCGGTAAGACACCGCCGAGATGATCCCGGAAAAGGTGTTGTTGATGTAAACGTGGTAGGTGTTGATCTGCATGACTGCCTCCGTTGCTGTTGATTCGTTTCTAGGCGAACCAACCGATTCGGTCAAGCACTTTTTCCACTAATTACAAAAAAAAAGTTTGGTGAGGGACCTAAGCCCCTCGCCTTAGTCGTCTGCCAGCTTTCCAACGTAGCAATACGAATTGTATTGTTCCGGGTGAATTTCGCCGTCCTTACACAGCATGTCCGACCAGTTGCTAAATTCTTCATTGATAGCAACCGAATCGTTTTCGCCGTAGTGTGCGATCACATCGGGAAGCACTTCTTCGTCAAAGCGCTTGGAAAGCTCCTCTTCGCTGGCAATCTGGCCGTTGTCCTCGGCGTAGAGTTCCACCATTTCGAGGGTGTCCACGCGATCCCAGAAGCCAGCCATTAGCGGCGGCCCTTTGCGATCCACGAGGAAAGAATGGCGATGCGCGCACGCTTGGCGGCAAGGCGGCGTTTCTGGTGTCGGCTCATAGTCTTTCTCCGTCCGCTTGATTGCGGTGATTCGTTAGTGCCAGTCTAAGCCGATTCGGTCAAGCAGTTTTTCCACTTACTTTTCACTTTGATGGTTAACAAATCCCGGCCGACCGTTAACCTTAACAAACCGTTACCAGCCAAGAGGCGGGCCGAAGCCCGCTCCCTCAATAGAGATGCGATTCGCATTCAGGTGAAACAGGGTCGCCCCAATCGCAATCCAGTTCCTTGATCTGGCTGTCCAACCATTTACCATTCGGGTATGGACCGATTCGCTGATTCGGTCAAGCACTATTTCCACTTTGATGGTTAACAAAATCAGCCAATCTGTTAACCATATTCCTTAACGGATTCGGCCGCCGGCGTTAACCTTAACAGATTGGTCAGTTTCGTTAACCATCTGCTGGTGGGGAGCGTGGGGCTCGGTCGGCTGGTTCGGTCGGTCGGTCCGGGCTCCTGCAAAATGGCGGCGATCATGAAAATCGAAATGATCCAAACCCAAAACCGGGGCGATCCAAAGTCGCGTCGATCCAAAGCGGCGGTGATCCAAAACGACCAAAAAGCAAAGAGGGGCCGAAGCCCCTCTCCCTTAGTCGCCTTGATAGTCCGGTGCAGCTTCATAGACGAAGTTGGCTTCCGCCCGCCGGATTAGTTCGGCTGTGTTCCAGCCTCTTTCGTGGGCCACATGGAGCAAATCACCGATAAGGTCTTGGATGGCCGTGTAGTCGTCACCCTCACCTTCTTCGCAGTCGGCGCATTGCGCTTCAAGCGTCGAGTAAGGCCGTCCGCCATAGGTTTCGATGGTGAAGGTATCGAGGGCGTTCTTTGCCCAGTCGATCCGGGATTGATTGGCTTCGTGCATCATCCTACATCCTCTTCTTCGCCGGTCAGTTCCTGCACCAGACAGACATAGGGGCGAGTCGCGCTGTGGTTGATGGTCATAGCAGGGCTCAGCGACAGTTTCGGCATATCAGGGCCATAGGTTTCGCCGGTCACGAACAGGTCGTCTGCCACTTGCTGGCGGCGGTCGGAAAATTCGATGTAGTCCCCTTGAAGGGCGCTAATCTTTTCCCGTGCGTCGTCTTCGTTCTCAGCGATCACATAGGCGGTCGCGGTGATGCTAATGTCCGCATTGTAAAGTTTGGGCATTGGTCTGTCTCCTGCGCTTGAGTGCGCCTGATTCGTTTGCCCGTTCCCAGCGATTCGGTCAAGCACTTTTTCCACTTTAATAGTTAACTCATTTCATCAATTTGTTAACCTTAACGATTGGTTACCAATTTGGAAACCCGGCCCTTGTTCTCAGTGGGCCGGGTCCCGCCGGTGTTTGGAAACCCGGCCCCTGTTCTCAGGGTGCCGGGTCCCGGTATTAGATGGCGTAGAGCCGGGCAGGGAGTCCGGTCAAAGCTTCCACATCAATGGAGCCGCCCAGATCGTAATTGCTCTGACGTGCAACCCGCTTGCTGAGGTCTGCCATGGCCCCGCTCAGACGTTCCGCCGGTGTGCCCGAGCAGTAGTAGCCGCCACCAAAGTAATTGCGTTCGGTGCCTGTCTCCCGGTCGGTGTTGTAGTTGTGGACCACAAACTCTTCGCGGTTTTCGTTGTAGCGCAGCGCGATGCCGCCCGGCATGGTCATGTCATCGCCACGGGTCGGGATTTCAAAAAGTGTCTTCATGGTCTGTCTCCTGTTTTCCGGTCTCTTCCGGTAAACCCTGATTCGCATTTTCCAGCGATTCGGTCAAGCACTTTTTCCACTTTGAAGAATGGTTAACACGATAGACCGATTCCGTTAACCTTAACGAATGTTTACACCCAAAGAAAAAGGCGGGTTGCCCCGCCTTTCCTTATTCGCCGAGATAGAACATTCCGACAAAGGCTTGCAGGGCCTCGTCTTCCTGTTCGGTGGTGTCATGGTAGGTGGTCCACGGCGTGCCCCAGTCCTGCCACTGCAAGAAAGGTTCGCCGCCGATGTCACCATATACCCGCAAGGCCGGTCCGCCGGTCGAGAGCAGAATCGCGAACTCTTCCGGCTCCGATTCGCCGCCCGGTGCCCGCCATCCGTCGCGCACTTCCACGGAAAGCGGCATTTCCTGAATCCGGTTCTGCACGTCGTCCGGGTCGGTGAAGGTCTCCCCGTCGAACTCAGCCGATTCGGCTCCGTCGTTCAGGGCTTCCAGCGCGGCCATCGCCCCGACGATTGTCGAGAGCCAGCCCCGTGCATTGCTGATTGCGTGTTCGCTCATTTGGTTTGTCTCCGTTGTTGGTGATCCCGGTCTAGGGTGATTCGCTGTTTCGGTCAAGCACTTTTTCCACTTCAAAGTTGGTTAACAAGTGAAACACTTCTGTTAAGGTTAACGAACCGTTACCAGAAAGAAAAATGCCGGGGTGCATGATGCAACCCCGGCGGCGATGATCAGTAAGAACACACCCAGCAGCAGCCGGGCCACGGCGTCAAGGCAGCCCATCAGCTTCGCAACTGTCGAGGGTCGCGATCCCAGCAAAAGATACGCGCAAGGCGTTCGTAGCTTGCCGGTGTGATGTTGTCCGACGGGTGCAGCGATTCATAGGTTTCAGCACCTGTTTGATAATCGCGGTCCGGGTCAATTGTGGAAAACCAGCGACCGGAATCCTCCATGCCATTACGGCCTAGGTATTGTTCAGCGTCCCGCAAGCTCCACTCCAAGTCTGAGTCATCCAGTTCATCGACCTGTTCGATTGATACCTTCATATGGAAGAAACGAGCCGGAAGGACGAATCCCCGTTCTTCGGCGTCGCCTTGTTCGGCGCTTTCCGGGGTCACAATTTCGTAAGTGATTCGCATGGTCTGTCTCCTTTGTGGTGATTCGTTGGTGCCATTATCCACTGATTCGGTCAAGCACTTTTTCCACGATTAACAACCCACCCCTATTTGTTAAGGTTAACGGGTCCCTACCAGAAAAAGGTGAGGGGCAGGGCGACCAAACCCTGCCCCTCTGCCGAGAGCCCGAAGGCTCAATCGGCCGGAGTCAATTCCTTGTGGCGCTCTTTCTCCACGTATTCACGGGCGACAGCGAAGCCCATATATTCACGGGCCGTTTCCTGCCACGCCGCCCCAGCGATGAACGGGGTTTCGAGCGTCGCCACGTCTGCCTTGACGACAGCCTTGGCGTATTGATCCAGCGCCTGAAAGATGAAGGCGTGCATCAACGGGGTCTTGCACCACGTCATGACCAGATTCATGAACTCGACATTGGTCAGCGCGGATTCCGGGTGCGGGTGCAACTCGCATCCATCAACCCGGTGGGTCTTGCCGTTCACGTCTGTGACGGTCCAGATGTCTTCGTTTTCATCAACACACCGCCCGATCGTGACGGTCTGCTTGGGGATGTAAACCCCAGTGGTCGATTCGCCGCCGTTGAAGGTCGTTTCGCGGCGCTTGAAAAGTGAGGCGTCTTGCATGGTCTTTCTCCTTCCGGCTCCGTGCCGGTGATTCGGTAATAGGCCGGTGATTCGATTCACGCAAGCACTTTCTCCATTTATTTTTCCAGTGGTTATCGGGCTGTTAACCTTAACGAATTTTTACAGACAAAAAGAGAGGGGCCAAAGCCCCTCCCCTCAGCGCGGGTTGGCCGGTCGAGAGCCGCCAACCCGTGGGAGATTGACCCCGTGCCATTCGAAGGCATGGGGCTCTTCCCGTGATCCGACCGGGCTCGCGCCAGCTACCTTGAAGATCATTTCGGGCGTTTCGTCCGGCATTTCGTAATGGTCTCGCCAGACTTGAGTCACTTCCGCCACCGTGTTGGCAACCACGAACAAGTCGTAGTTTTCGCCGTTGAAGTGAGCAACGAAAAATAGCTTCATGTTCAATACTCCTCGTGGCCGGTCCAGAACTCAGCGTGCCGTTCGCAGAGGGCGTTAAGCGCCTCTTTGTGATCATCCGAGAACCGATCCCAGAAGTCAGCGACCGAATCCATACCGTGGCAGGGCTCTTCCGATACTTCCGGCGACGGGGCCTTGTAATCGTTCACACAACCCCAAAGGGCGCTGTAAAGGCCGGGAACGGCGTCAACACCATCCCAACACTCAGCTACTTCGTCCGGGCGGATGTGGCTGAAATCTGCTGCTGCTTTGATCATTGGTCTGTCTCCGTTTCAACTGATTCGTTTCTAGGCGGTGCAAGCGATTTGGTCAAGAACTTTTTCCACCGAACTCCACTTGTTGTTAACCTTAACGAATGGTTACCAAAAGAAAAGGGGCTGGCACGCGGCCAGCCCAGTTGCAAGGATAAGGAAGAGGACGCCCACACCTAGGCGGGCGAGTGCGTCGATCAATCCGATGTCTCGTCCTCCTCTTCCGGAACGTTCCACGTAATGAGGAACCACGCTTGACAGTATTCCTCGCAGCCGAAGCCGTCGTCCTCTTCGTCGCGGAAATCCAGCGAAGGATCGAAAGCTTTCCGGTCCAGTTCCATGGGATGAACGTCCACAAACGCACGCAGGATCGCTTTCCGAGCCTTGTCGTGGTCATAGCCAGCACGCTCACCAGCCAGATCGTAAGCCACCGAGTCGAACTCGCTCAGCAGTTCGTTCTTGACTTCACCGATGGAAGTATCGCCGAAGACGATTGCGCCCAGCAGCAATTCGCCATCGCGATTGTGGTGGTCATTCAGAAAGGATGAAAGACAGGTATCGATATGAACGCAGGCGAAGCCGTCGTCCGATTCGTCGCGGCGAGCTTGTAGTTGCTCTTGCACCGAAGGTAGGAAAGGTGATGACATTTGGTCGTCTCCAAGCGCGGAATTGCGCTGAACTCTTGATAGGCGAGTCGTAGGTGATTCGCAAGCCAATTCGTCCAGAAGTTTTTCCACTTAGTTACCACGCTGTTAAGGTTAACGGCTGGTTACCGGGCAAAAAGAGAGGGGCCGAAGCCCCTACTCTCAATCTTCGAAGTAGAGGTCCAGCAAGGCTTGTGCGGCCTCTTCCGTGGTGTCGAAGGGACCGCTCCAATCAGTGCAATCGAGATAGCCCGGAGCCGAGAGGCGTGCATAAATCTTGTCGTCTTCCAGATCGAGCCCGGCTTCCATAATCGCTTCCTGAATGTCCGCACCCATGTAGGATTGCGGCTTCATGAATGAGTCCTTGGCGGCTTCCTTGAGGCGTTCAATAGCTGTTTGCATGGTCTGTCTCCGTTTCAACTGATTCGTTTCTAGGTGACCCAAGTGATTCGGTCAAGCACTTTTTCCACTTTGATGGTTAAGAAGATCGGCCGGCACGTTAACCTTAACGATAGGTTACCGGACAAAAAGAGAGGGGCGCAAGGCCCCTCCCCTCTCAGACGTGGACGTAACCGTAACCGGTCGGGCTTTCAGGGTCTGCGATGAAATCGACATACACTTGCCCGAACGACTCGGCGATGGTGGTGAGAGCATCCCCCAGCCCGTCCGCTTCCAGTTCCTTGCGGTCCCAAAAGCCGACGCCGTGACCGTTGCGAGTGAACCAGAAATCCCGGCCCGCTTGCGCCGCGTCATAGTCGCGCTCATAGGCTTGCGCCAGTAGATCGCGGGCTTGCACTTCGAAGTTAAGGCAATCGAGTTGCATCCGCTCAGCCGATTCGGGGTGAATATCACCCCAGCCCGCATCTTCCGGAATGCAGCCGTCAATGGTGCCTTCCCGCAAGCCTGCCTGCACTTCATCATCCAGCCAATCGACCATGCTATTGCCGGGCGAGTTTTCCGTGAAAAGCATCGCTTCCACGTAACCCTGAAAGATCAGGGAGAGATCGGCGAAAACCATCCCATTGACGGTTCCCTCTTTATCCATTTGAAATTCAGGCATTGGTCTGTCTCCGTTTCAACTGATTCGTTTCTAAGTGACGCAAGCGATTCGGTCAAGCACTTTTTCCACTTAGTGGTAACGACTTGTTAAGGTTAACGGATGGTTACCGGGAAAGAGCCCGGCTATGCGCCGGACTCCCGCTTCCACTTGCACGCGGCTTCGAAGTAGGCCGCCCGGATGGCCGCCCACACAGGGTAGGGCAAGTCCAACGCTTCCGGGGTTATCTCCCAAGAGCGTGAGCCCGCGACACCAGAGGCGGCAAGGTAGGCCGCCACTAGGGCCTTGTCATCGGCCTGATAGGGCCGGGCCTTACGCTCGGCAACGGCTTGGGCGATTGCGGCGGCTTCCGCTTCGATTGCATCGGCGTTCATGACAGATACTCGCGTTCAACCCAACGTTGCAGGCTCGCATTACCGCGCAGCACTACATCGGGTTCCGGGTTCCACCCCGAATCGTTCCACCGCCAAGGGTCCGACGCTCTTTCGTCCTTACCAATTCGGACGACCGTTTCGTGGTCCCGCTCGATTCCAGCATAGGCGTGCGCGGCGTAGATCACGTCTTCGCGAGTCGCGTCTTCCGGTTCCATGCCGATCACTGACAGATAGTCAGCATACTTATCGCGGGCAAAGTAGATCGAGCCCGACTCGATATAGAACAGATTGTCAGGCCCGCTTGCGCTGCTGCAAGGGGTCACGCTTACGGCTGCCACCCAGTCTTCATCGCCGTTGTCCAGCCAGAAGAATCCGCCCTCTCGCAGATCAAGGTCGCCACTGTATTGCCACTTAGGCATGGTCAAGTCTCCAACCGCTTGATTGCGGTGATTCGTTTCTAGGCGGCACAAGTGATTCGGTCAAGTAGTTTTTCCACTTTGATGGTTAACAACTTAGTCCGATTTGTTAAGGTTAACGCCGGGTTACCGGGAAAAGAGGCGGGCCGGAGCCCGCCTAGTTTATCCCTGCTTGCCCTTCCCATCGCAGACGGGGCATTCCTCATCCTCCCCATCACCGCCCGGTCCGCCTTCGATTGTGCCGGTGCCTTCGCATTGACCGCAATCCTGTTCCTTTTCCCAAGGTTCAGCCGGTCCCCCTTCGGTATCCCAGAGATCGACCGTGGTGTGATATTCCGGGCCGCTCAAGTCATAGTCGGTTGGCAACATGTAGAATAAGGCGTCCCGGAACGTAGCGAATGCTGGCGTCTCAAAGGCGTCATCGTCATCGTCGTTTTCATTGTCGCGCTCATCATCGCGGATGCGATAATAATCCCCCAACTTATAAATCGGCGAACGTTTATCACTGTAGTGATCCCATAGCCCTTCCCAGTCGCGGGCTTCGTCCCGAGTCGCGGCTGCGGGCGCGGCTTCGATATAATCCGCAAAGCCGTTATTCAGATCGGCAAGGATGCGCGATTGCAGGCCGGGGTCCAGATCAATCCAGCGCAAGTCCCGCGCCTCGCCGGATTCGACGGCTTCTGCGTCAACTTGAACGTCAACCCGTTCAACGTGGGCGCAAATGGTCCCGAGCGTGCAAACGAGCGCGTCGCCATCGCAAAACGTGACGGTGATTCTGTCAAAGGTTTCGCCGCCGTTGTCAGTGATCCGGAAAAGATAGCCGGATGATTCGAGGGCGGCGGCATCAGGGAAAAGTTTCATGGTCTTGTCTCCGTTTCAAGTGATTCGTTTCTAGGCGAGTCGCTGTATTAGGTCAAGCACTTTTTCCACACAGATGGTTAACGAGTTCGGCTGGTCTGTTAAGGTTAACGTGTGGTTTCCGGTAAAGAAAGAGGGGCCTAAGCCCCTCTCTCATATTCCATTGCGCGTTTCTCGGCGTCCGCTCGTTTTCGTTCTCATCGGCTTCCGGGCTGCTGAATGTTTCGTGATGAATGTAGGTCATACCACAGCGCCCCGTGCCCCGGCATTCTGGATCGCGAGCGCTTCGTCCATCAGGTCTTCGGACAGCTTCGACAGGACGGCGTGCCGTTCCATGTAGATCGCCCGGTCCACCGAGAATTGATGCGCCCGGCCCACGTAATCGCGGCCATGGGGCATGGTTTCGCGAAGCGCATTCATGGCGGCGTGGATCGCTTCGAAGGCATCCCGGCGGGCATCGACAAGAGCCTCGCGGCTGGTGCCATTGATATTTACAGAGGGGTTCATAAGCATGGTCTGTCTCCAATCGCTTAATGCGATGATTCGTTCTAGGGTAGGTAACTGATTCGGTCAAGAACTTTTTCCACTTAATCGTAACTCTTCGTTAACCTTAACGCCGGGTAAAGAACAAAAGAAAAGGCGGGTTGCCCCGCCTTCCCTTAGTCTTCGTCTTCGTCCGCCGGTTCGGGCTGGTCGTCCGGCCATTCGTATTGCGGCCAATAGAGGACGCGGCCTCGGCCAAGCGAATCGCTGTCCGGCGAAGGCAGATCGCGAACGTCAAGTCCCCAGCAACGGCACTGGTGCCCCAGCGCGACGGCAAGCGCCCATTCGTCCAGATAATCACCGGACACTGCGATGCACTGCTTGCCATACATGGCCCGGCCCGAATAGGGCCGGGGCTGGCCGCAAACGCCGTCATTGGCGACGCGTTGCAACATGTCGAAGAATTGATCGCGCTCGATCATGCCGCTTCGCTTTCCACCGGGGCAGTCATGCCATAGTGGGCGTATGCATGGCCCTTGAGGGTTTCCAGATTGGCGAGCGCTTCGTCATGCATAGAGCGGATCGCCTTTTCCGTGCAGCGTGCGGTGCTGGCGGCATAACGGGCGTTGAAGTCTTCGTAAAGACGATGCGTCAGGAACATGCCGTCGCGGAAAGCGACACTGACGCCGGTTTCGAGGCCACGCGAAGTCTTGCGGGTGCTGATAGTCAGAACCCCTTGCTTCGTCTTTTCACCTTCCGTCAGGGTGAGGCCGGGCAGATCGGTTTCAGTCTTGGCCTGCCAACCGTCGCGGCCCTTGTTGATTCGAGTGGTCATTGTTTTGTCTCCAGCCGCTTGATTGCGGTGATTCCTTGCTAGGGCGATTCGCTGATTCGGTCAAGCACTTTTTCCACTTTGATGGTTAACAAATTACCCCTATGCGTTAACCTTAACAGCAGGTAAAGGACAAAAGAAAGGGGCCGAAGCCCCTCTCTCAATAACCCGGATGGCCGCAAAGGCGAAGCACGGTGGCGGCGTCCGGATCGCCACGCATTCCCCATTCGAGCAGCAATTGCGCCGCTTCGATTGCGAAGTCTTCGAAGCATTCCGCTTCGCTGTATGCAAGCACGAATGCCGCCAGATCAGGACTCTTGCGAGCCTCAGCCCAGCCGTGCGGGCCATATGCCTTGCCGACCATGTGACAAGCGCCGTCCCGCAAGTGAGCGGGGTTCATCTTGTCGTCAAGATAGGCAAGGGCGAAGCCGTAGCCGGGTCCGTAGTTTTTCCCCGGACGGGCAAGGCAACGGTCAAGCAAGTCTCCCATGTCAATATCCCCTTGCGGCTGCGATGGCTGCATAACCTTCGCCCGAGCGGACCGACGCAAAGCTGCGAATGCGGCTGCGTCCGTTGCAGTAGTTATCTTTGAAAGAGGGCGGCGAGCCCGTCTTTTCAGTGAAAGCCTTTGCGAAGGTGCCGAGGTCGCAATCCTCTTCGAGGAACAGCGCGTCCCCGTTGCGGTAGCTATAGGACGAAAAGTGTCCCTCAGTCAGGCCGATCGCTTCGATGACTGCGAGCGGCACCTTGCACCAGCCGTGGCCGGGATCGTTGTAAACTTGAAAGGTCTTTTGCATTGGTCGTCTCCGTTGTGGTGATTCGTTTCTAGGTGTCTCAAGTGATTCGGTCAAGCACTTTTTCCACTTTGATGGTTAACAATTTACACCGATGCGTTAACCTTAACGATTAGTTACCGGCAAAAGAAAGGCGGGCCGGAGCCCGCCGATCTCAGTAGTCTTGCACGCAAACGTTCCAGCCTTCCGGCCTGACAGTGCCTTGCGCTATTTCCAGCGCCTTGGCGCGGGTGGGCCATAGAACGGCCCGGCCCTCTTCCGTGGTGAAACCCCCGCCGATTGCGTGATAGTGGTAGACGCTTGTCCCGGCCTGATAACGTGCCACGCTGAAACCTTCCCGCTTGCGGTCGTGGTCCGGCACTTCCTCAATTCGGTAGGACCAGCCCTTGTGTTCCCGCCGGGTGTTTTCGGCGTGCTGGCGCTCGCTATTCCAGAACGCATCCGGGTGTCCGAATATGATCGCCCGCGCCGCTTTCATCGCCACTTCGGCGCTGATGTAGCGGCTCGCCTTGTCGCGAAGCTTGGTTTTCGGCCCGTAAGCCATGAACCATTCTTCGCCTTGCGGGTCGATCAGGATTGCGATGGCCCGGCTCATGGGTTAACCATTTCTTCCGGCGCGTCGATTCCGTAGCGGCCTTGGTCAACGTCGTTTTCGTCAAGGAAACCGTCGGCAAGGCCAACGCTAATCCATTCTTCCGCCTCGGCGATGGTGGCGGTCCGGTGAACGACTTCGATGGTGTCGCCACGGTCGCAGGTGATAGCGACTGGCAAGGCGTTCGGTTCCGTTTCGTCCGGTTCCGGATCATCTTCGTCCGGCGTCTCGCCCTGCACTTCCGCGTCGCTGATTTCCCAGCGCAGCGAATCGACTTCGTAGCTTTCCGAGTTGTCAAATTCGTATTCTTCGACAATCCGCAGCGCCTCAGCAGGCGAGTCGGCTTCGATCCACACCCGTTCGCGGGTGACTTCGGTCTTCGTGTATTCGATCAAAAATTCCGGCATGGTCTGTCTCCGTTTGTAGCTGCCCGGTGCGAGTCGCGCCCTGCATTGCTGATTCGTTTCTAGGCGGCTCAAGTGATTCGGTCAAGCACTTTTTCCACTTTAATGGTTAACGTCTAGGGCCAATCTGTTAACCTTAACGAATGGTTACCGAAAGAAAAGGGGCTGGCACGAGGCCAGCCCAGTTGCAAGGATCAGCAGAAAGATGCCCAGAAAGAACCGGGCGATAGCGTCGAGACACCCCATCAGGGGGCCGCGAAGCCGCAGGCGACCATGAATCGCTTGCGGTCAAACTTCGGATTCGTGTTGGCGAGGCCATCCGCGAAGTCTTCCGCGATGTTCTGGTGCTGGCCTTGCGTCAAGCCGAGGCTGTCCCGGTCGAGGTTGGCGAGGATTCCAGCGATTACGGCGAAGTGCCGATGTTGGAGGGTTGCAGGGTGATTCGCCCCTAGTGCGTCCTTACGGGCGGCGGCGTCGGGTTTCAAAGGCATTCGGTCGTCTCCTAGCGGCGGTGATTCGCCGTGCATCCTGAGTCGCAGACCCAGCCGATTCGGTCAAGCACTTTTTCCACTTTGATGGTTAACGGGGAGGGGAGACCTCGTTAACGTTAACGGATGCACCGAATCTGTTAACCTTAACGAAATCGCTCCACATATTAACCTTAATTCGCCGTTAACGTTAACAAACATGGTTAATGGCCCGTTAACCATATTCGTTAAGGTTAACGAGGGGTAAATTAGGGGTTCGTTAACCTTAACGCGCTGTTAACCTTAACAAATTGACCGATTTTGTTAACCTTACTGGTGGAGAAAGGTTAACGTCGGTTAACCTTACCGGCAGCCGGCGCGGAAGTGGCCTCCGGGAGGGGTCTCGCGCCGCGCAGGCAAAATGGCCTTCGTCCATAGCAAAATGGCCTCGATCCATAGCAGCCGGCAAAATGGCCTCGATCCATAGCAGCCGGCAAAATGGCCTCGATCCATAAAATGAGTTCGATCCATAAAATGGCCTCGATCCATAGCAAAGCAAAATGGCCTCGATCCATAAAGTCGATCGAACATGGCTGAGCCGAAGCTGGGAGCCGCTGGAGCTTCCAGCAGGCTTGACCGGGCTCGGTGACCGCTGGATCAGCCAGAATGACGCTGAGAGGGCTTAAAACGGCCCGGAATCACCGCCATTTTCACTGAATCGGCCATTTTTCACCGACATTTTAACAAAAATGCGGCAAAAACAAGCATTTAAGGGCCAAAATGGCCCCAAAATTATCTTCCAAAAGACTCCTTTCGCAAGTTTAGGCAGGGGTGGGTTAAAATGACCGTCATCCATACTGTCGGGGTCTCTGAGGGGGCTCCACCTCGGCAGTCAGCCTCATTGTTAAATTGCTTATCGGGCGATCTGGAACTTTAGATCGATGGTGTTGTTATTACACGAGTTTTTCCACCCTTAACTTCCAATATCTACGCGAAATCTTTTTGGAAGTTAAGTTCAAGCCCTCGGTGGGGTCGGCTGGTCGCCGGCTTGGCTGGTCGGTTGTTGGGCGTGATGGGAGCCGGGTTAGCCTCGCTCTCACGGGGCTGGAGAGCGAGGCTAACCCGGCTCTGGAGCGGCTGGAGAGCGAGGGTATGCCGGTTTGGTCGTATGTTGGCAGCCAGATGGGTGTCGATCGGTGGAAGAAATCGTAAATCAAGACCCCGGCCTATATCCTGACGCTTAGGGTCCCGGAGGTCGTGGAAAAAGGGACCCCCGGCCTATGTGCTGAGGCTCAGGGGCCCGGCCGGCGATTTGTGGGTGAAGGTCCCGGACGTAATGTGAAAAGGGACCCCGATGCCGTGGAGCATGGGGTCCCTGTTAAGGTTAACGAAGAAGTGCAATTTGTTAAGGTTAACGCGTGGAGTGAATCCGTTAACCTTAACGAATATGGTTAACGGGTGGAATCCTCGTTTCGTTAACCTTAACGAAAATGGTTAACGGCCGGAATCCTCGTTTGTTAAGGTTAACGCGGCCCCTGTTCTGTAGGAAAAGGGTCCCCTATCGGCGATTTCCAGTGCCTCCGAGCTTCTTCGTCCCGCGCCGGCCCTTCTGCCGCGCCCACTTGAGATACTGCGAGGTGCTGTCCACTTGGTCGTCTCGCTTGCCGTTCGGGAACGCAACCAGTTCCTTCTCGTAGTCGGCGAGCCAAGTCGCTTGGTTCGGAAGGAAGACTGAGCCGGATTCGATCATGGGAGTCACTTCGTCGAAGCGGAACTCCTTGGTCGAGATACCGACTTCGATCGCGATCAGCGGAGCCGGAGCGCCGCCGTCCTTCTTCAACTGGCAATAGGCCAAGCCGTTGCCCTTCGCTTCGACCAGCAGCGCATCGGCGTTGTATCGCTTACAGACGCGGGCGATCTCGGCCGACATTTCGGTGAACTCCATCTGTTTCCGCACCACATCGATCAGATAGTGGCGCTTGTTGAAGTCCTCATACCAGACCGTGATGACCGTGAAGTCGGATCGCTCCTTCGCGGTGTTGGCGGCGTCCACCGATACCACGCAGCGCCGGACTTCGTTCTTCAAGCCCTTCTCGGCATCGCCTCGGCTGGGAGCCCGGTCGTAGCGCTGGAACCATGCCGACTCGACAGCACCCCCGCTCACGTCCATGGGGGTCCCTTGGTAGAGCGAGTTCCATGACGAAGGAGTCATGTCAGCTTTGAGATTTTCCAGCGCGTCGAGCGTAAATAACTCGGGCCAAAGTGCTTCGCCGACCGCCCGACCTAGAGGATCGTCTTCACTTTCACAAATTGCTGGAAGGTTAATGATCTCAAAGCGGTATTTTTTGTTGTTTCCTTGTTGTTCTTCAAGTTTTTCAACGAGTTGTTTCGATAGTGATGCTTCCAACTTTTCTGCTTCTTCGCGGGCTTCCTTTTCTTCGCGTTCGGTGATCCTTCCGCAAAGGTCATCAGAGTGCCAGCGCGTCATAATAATCCCTAAAGGACTACCGGGGAGCAAACGCGTTGAAAAG